ATGCCATGTACGTTAATAGTATGTGCGTCATATAAATTTTTAGGAGGTTGTACTAATCGAACGATTTTATTAACTATGTTGCCATCTTTAACCACTACAATGCCGATTTGACATATCATTCTATTGAATGTAGCTGTTTCAACATCAACCGCAGTAAAAGAAGTAGAACCATTATGTGATTCGTTTATTTGCCTGATTTCTGCATCGGTGAGTTTAAACACCTCACCTTTGTGTTGTCTACTGGGGCACCACATTCTTCCATCACTTAGGCGCAGGCGTATTTTACCGTTTTTACGTTCAATAAAAGAGCGTGATTCCGTTTCATTTTCTTTAGGAATTAATTGGTTTTCAAGAAAGGGGAATAATGTGTCATCATTCATGGTTAGACTATAATTAGATATTAAGATTTTAAATTACGCTGATTTAGATTGTTTCTTCTTCTCTTCGCCTGCAAACGGGGCAGCTTTCGCAAGCTCTGCTTCCAGGTATTCTATCTTCTTCCTATATTCTTTGGTCATCTCTTGATAAGTGAAAATAATGTCCTTGTAGAATTTGTCCTCCTCAGAATCTTCTTCTTCGGAATCCGTTGAGGCTTCCGCATTCTTATACATATTGCCCACTCCACGGAGAAGCCATTCGGCAGAAATATCTTCAAATGAATTTAAAATAGCCAAAATAACATCAAGGCTGAGTTTTCTATCCCCAACCACTTGTTGGTTTAAAGTAACTTGCTTTACGCCAATTAATTCAGCAAACTCTCGAACAGACCTTGCTTTGGCATTAACTAAAGTCTTTATTCTATCTATCATATTTTTTTAATTTAGAATTGGTCTAAATATTCGTTTTGAATAAAAC